TGCACAGTATGCTGACGTTGCAGAAAAATATGTAGCTGATAAAATTTATCCACCAGGAACAGTTGTTGAGTTTGGTGGCGAAGCAGAGGTAACAATTACCACTGTTTCTAGCAGTCCAGCAGTGGCTGGCATTATCTCCACAAATCCTGCATTTATAATGAATGCAGGAGAAAATAACGTTAATGCAGTTTCAGTTGCTCTATTAGGGCGAGTTCCTTGCCGTGTGGTTGGCGATATCAACAAAGGAGATCGACTAGTTTCTAGTGATATTCCTGGAGTTGCTAAAAAATTAAATCCTGCTGAGTATCAGCCAGGATGTATTCTTGGTAAAGCGTTGGAAAATTATTCAAGTTCTGAACCAGGAGTAATCGAAGTTATAGGAGGACGTTTATGAACATTACCAATAGATATCGTACAGATTATACTGGAGAATTTGTAGTTACAAATTTAGTCTGGGCCGGAAATCAAAAACACCAAACAAGAGAATGGTTGCCCAATCCAATTGAAAACCAACATATTTCGGGCCGCGCCGCAGTTATCGGCAGCGCACTTGATCAGGACCGATTTGATTTTAAAATACTAGAAAAACACAAAGGTGGATTACTAGGGCAAAAAAAATTACAGACATATGGTTCAGGAGACTTATGGAAGTCAATGAAGTTTGATTTTTATGTCACTTCCTCAGAAAGTCACCTACAACAAATTGATGCAACTGGATATTCTGAACAAAATATTGTTTATACAACAGCAAAAAATGTTTCTGCTCACCCTGGTAAATTTTATCTAGTACCACACATTGGACGTCTTGATGAATTGGCAATGGCAGTTTATCTTGCGGCATTTGATGGCCACAACGAAGTATTCTTATTTGGGTATAGCAATGACACTCATGACATAGCTGGTAGAATTACCTGGAAAGAACATGTGAACTCAGTCTTTGCGGCTTATAAAACAACACAGTTTATACTAGTTGGTACAGAAACAAATATGCCAGACCTGTGGAAAAACAACAGAAATGTAAGCTGCCAGGATTTTAGACAATTTGTTACTTACTGTGACGTGTAACAGTTTTTTTTAACGTATTAATTTTATCTTGTACTGCTTCAAAATTAACCGTTGACCATAATCCAGGGTGCATAGGTTTAGGCCATGTGCCTGTGTCTATCCAGGCATACCCTATGTGTTCATGATTAAGAGTTGGTTTGAATTCTTCGGCCACACAGCAAAAAAATGTATGATAACAAAATAACCCATCTGCACTGGTAAATTGTTCTAAAGGAATTAATTTAAAGTGAAAAGGAAAAAATCCAAGCTCTTCAGTGCATTCTCTGTGAATAGTATCTAGTAGAGTTTCTTTGAATTCTGTTTTACCACCAGGTAATCCCCAAGTATTTGGATGTTTATGATCATTCCTTAACAAATACAAATATCTCTGGGTGTCTAAACTATAAAACCAAACGCCAACAGCATTGATCATAGCACAAGGCTCCAAGTGCCTCCAGGGTATATACCTTCATAGCTTTTCACCCACTCACTGCCAGTCCATCGATATTGCAACCCTGTGGTCAAGTTTGTACAAAATTGTAAGTTTTCAGAGCTGTCAACAGCTCTGAATACCACGTCCCAGTTGCCATCAATGTATTGAATAATATCATTGGCATTGGCCACTAACGGGCCCCAAGCTTCGGCAGGCTGTATATTTCCAATTGCACCAACTGAATTTAATAACAAATATCTTGTGCCATTCACAGCTGATGGAAGGCCCACACCTGGGCCACTGATTAACGGGTCAATCACAGCATCAATTGGTGACAATGTATTTTGCGGAATAGTGTCTATATCTACATCAAACAACATAAATCTTTCGTCGGTTGGATCGTAAGATACAGTACCAATAACAGTTCCTGACTCGTCCCATTGATCCTCAAGTCGAATTTGACTAATGCCTGGCCTTAGCACACCATACATTCCTACCACTGCTGGCCATAGTTCGTTACTGGGAGGACTGTCGGGTATATTAGTGTTGGCATTTGGTTGGTCTACTGTTATTCTTTCTTTAAGAATTTGTATTTTATTACCGATTAATAAAGTTTGGTACCCGTATGGTGTAATCTGTTGTCTTGTACCCAGCAACAGATCGTTGTTGGTAACAGCATCACTAGCATCTCCTAGGCTATTAAACACAGAGTAGATAATTTTGTCAACAACACCCAATTTCTTAACTTTAGCAGGACTACTGATCCAAATTGGTATACCAAATCGCATGGTCATAATGTCTATGGGGTTTTCTGTTCCCTGAGGAATAGGTCTGCTACTCCAGGTAACAGATTCTAATTCAACCACAGTTAAACTGGTCCAATCAACAAAGTTGTCTGTGCCCTGTAACTCCAGTGCAGGATTAAACAATGTTGCTATTTGTTCAAACAACTGCATTTTCTGATTGGTGTTTGAGGTCCAAATATCCAAACTAATAGTCATCTTATAAGGAACTGGCATTAACCTTTCAATAGTAAATGCATTACCCTGTGTGGTTTCGTAGGTGTCTGTAGCAGTATCGTAGTAGCGTTGTCTAACTTGCATTTTATTAACATGATAAGGCTCTTGCAGTCTTGACCGGTCGTAGTCCATACCAGTAATGTAAAATGTCATCAACGGAGTAGAAGGTAAACTGTTGGCTGAATTTTCTTGAAGAATAGTCTGCGCTTGACGTGTTGCATCCCCGTAACGAACTGGCACACGTATCAATGTTGCATTTGCGCTTTCGTCTCTACCATATTCAACTGCAAAGTTAGAAAAAATTCTTGTAAACTGTAACAAAAATCTTCGTATCTGCTCATCATAAAAAAACTGTTGCATGTGTTATCCGCCGTTATCTGCTCTGGGTTTAAGAATCTCACTGAGGCTTTGTCTGCTTGGAATTGCGCCTCGGTCATTGGTTTCTACTTCATTGGTATTATTTACAAAGCTTGAGCGCAAGGTTTTATTCATTGGACCATTTGTTAGGTCAGTTCTAACCTTGTCTTCAATCTTGAGCCAAGATTTGCCATTGAATCGGAATAACCTATTTGGGAAATAATCTAACCTTAGTGCATAATCTCCTTCGGCTGGATTTGCAGGAAACGACACACCAGGCGTCACTGGTAAACCGTTTGGTGCAATACCGTCTCCGGTGAGATAGCCCATTGTATAGCCATCTCCTGTGGGAGTTTGTGATGCGTCTGACGAGTTGGGATCAAGCCCGTCAACTGTATTAAGTGTACCGTCAGCAGTTACTCCACTTGGATCAGCTGGCGTCCCGTCGGGATTGGTTGGATAGATGTAAAACTTAACAGTATCGTACCCACTAAGCGGTACTTCAATTTCGGCCTGTGCAAGAATAGCATCATTGAGTGCAAGATCCTTTGGTCGTGTGCTCATTACATCGCTAGTGGTCGGTGGATCAACTTCTAACCAATATGCAGTATTAGTGATGTCTGTGCCCACTGGAACATTTGCAATAGCTCGATAATATACATCACCATTGTTAACAATGGTGCCAGTTGGGTAAAAATTTCCTGGGTCCCAGATATTTTCTGTAACAAACGGCTTGTTGACAATTTCTTGATATTCTTGCGCATTAACCATAGGCGTTGCTTTAACACGCCATAAGTGTGGTAACCAAGTTTGGCTAAAACCTTCGCTAGCAAATGCCGAGTCTTGAATTACATAATATTTGGGCAATGCACGTGGAATTGCATCATTTAATGGATTATAATCTTTTAAATTTGGAACCTCTAATACATCACCACTCATGAGTTTTCTTCCAATGGTATCAATCATATCATTGTAATGGAATGTAAGAAATAATGTATCGTTGTTAAGGAACAAGCCAAATTGTGTTAAATCAAAATCAATATCTTGTGTTCGGTAAACACCACGCAGTCTATAGATATCGGGATCATATGCACGATCTCTATTTTCAAGCAATAACAGGTCTTGAATAAACAATGGATTTGATGAATCGTATTTTGGTTGAGTAACGTCTGGATTACTGTCTGACCCATCTAACACCTTGGGTCCAAGGTATTTGTGTATGAATATATCAAGTCCACCAACGGTGTACATTTCCGCAATAGTGCGGTCCAGAAACTGGTAGTCGCTGGTTCTATTAGGGCGATAAAGGCTTAAACGTGGCATAGTGTACTATTTATGGGTAGCATTGTAGTTTATTTTAAAGATAGTGTGTTCTAAAAACAACAACTAGTAGTTGACAGTTAATCAATTTAGTGTTATAATTACAACTCAACTAAAAGGATTAAAAATGGAATGTACACATTGCAGAAAATGGCATTTTAAAGGAATCGAATCCTGTGGCACCGCACCCAAACTGCCTACGCCTCCCAAAACAACACCCCCATTGACTGAATAATCAGAGTCTGCTATAATATACACTTGTACAACAAAGGAGTGTATATGCAAGCCGGAAACTTTTTAACAAAGTACACAGGCCCAAAAGGCAAAGGGTTTATACAACCCTACGACAAAATAAAAGCCACAGAAAAATGGGTGGAGTATGCGTTAGACATTGTGGATATGAGCCGTATCATTATGACCGTGGACTTTAACACTAAATGGCGCCTGGCAGAAGCACTGGAAGTGGCAGAGCGCAAAAAAGCCTACATGTACAAGCACAAAAATTTTGACGTTACTCGTGCCGCTAAACTTTTTGACGCTGTAAAACACTTGCCCAAAACTAAGTAAGGAACAATATGTCTGCCATCAAAACAATTAAACCCCTAAACCCTCGTAGTCCGGATACAAAATACACTGGTGACGAACCCCAGTGGCGTACACAACCAGAGGCCAATCGCATCAGTGCCTTGAGTCATGCGTTTGGTTGGTACAATTATTTTTATGGCAAAAAAGATGCCAAGGAGATGATTGCCGCTTACCTTGACAGACATGAACGCACACGAGATGCAAAAAAGATTCGCACAATGCCCGACAGTCAAATTCGCTTAACCACTGGTTGGCTTTGTCGTATGAGTGATATGGGCCTTGAGTTAACGGAACAAGAGCAGATCAAGCTAGACAGCATGATTCTTGAACTATTAGAAATCAAGGAAGAAAAGAAAGAAGAAGTAGTAGTAGCAGAAGATACATCAGCCGCCAAAATAACTATCCAGGATCGCTTGCGTGAAAAAGTATCTGAATGTGCTGGTGAGATCGAAGGCTTGTTTGATGACTTTGTCACAGATGGCGCCAAAATGTCGGCTAACATCAAACCCATTGCTACGATCCGTGGTATGAACGTGGCACCGCAGATGATTAGCACTATTTCTGACATCTGGAAGAAACGACTGGAAGAATTCGAAGAAGTTGCCAAGGGCAAAGATCCGCAGTTGGTCGAGGCCTACAGTTGCTATAGCAAAATTGACGTTCGGAATATGATCAAGTTTTGCGAAACAGTGATCAATGATTGCGGTGCGTATGTACAAATCAAGAAAGTAGAACGTAAGCCTCGCAAGGCCAAACCAGTTAGCCCAGAAAAGCAAGCAGGTAAGTTTAAATTCCTAAAAGAATTTGCTGAGTTAAAACTAACAGGACTTCCTGCTACTGCTTTAATTAACAAGTCTGAAGCTTGGTTGTATGACACTAAAAAGCGCAAACTTATCCATGTGGTTGCTGATGAGTACACCAAAGAATTCACTGTTAAGAACAATGCAGTAATTGGATTTAGCACCGTGGAAACTGTACAAAAAACCCTGCGCAAGCCAGCTGAACAGCTTAAAGCTATAACAAGCTCAGGAAAGCCAGCGGCACGTAAATACTTTAAAGATATCAAAGCCACTGAAGTTGCGTGGAATGCCCGGGGCACTGAGAATATCATCATTCTTAAGAGTTGGTAAATATTAGGGACAGGAGTCCCTAATGGCCGACCAAACACTTGACCCACTAAAAAAACAACTCATTGAGTATGTGCAGTTACAACTAGCCAGTCAAATAATTGACATTGAGTTAGATCCAGCACACTATGAAGCCGCATATCAAAAAACCATAGGCACTTACCGCCAACGTGCTCAGAACGCCTATGAAGAAAGCTATAGCTTTATGGAATTGCTTAACGATGTAAATGAATACACATTGCCACAAGAAGTCACACAAGTAAGACAAATTTTTAGACGCACAATTGGCCTAAGCACAGGTGGCGGCGGCACAAGCTTTGACCCTTTTGGTGCCGCAACATTGAATACTTACCTACTAAACTTTAACCAACAACAAGGCGGTCTTGCAACTTACGACTTTTATCAACAGTATGTTGAACTTGCCGCCCGTATGTTTGGTGGATATATTAATTTTACTTGGAATCCAGTTACAAAAAAACTACAGCTGATTCGTGACCCAAAAGGCACTGGCGAAGTAGTGCTGTTATGGACCTACAACCTCAAACCCGAGATTACTCTGTTAAGCGACTTCCAAATTAGTCAATGGATACGTGACTACATGGTTGCCGCTTCTAAAATGATTATTGGTGAAGCTCGTGAAAAATTTGGCACCATTGCAGGCCCGCAGGGAGGTGGTACTTTAAACGGTGCGGCAATGAAGAGCGAAGCACAAAGCCAAATGGACCGGTGTCTTGAAGACCTAAAACTCTATGTAGATGGATCACAGCCCCTGACATTGGTTATTGGCTAATAAGTGATTGACACTAATTAATATTAGTGTTAAACTACTATCATGGATCTCATGATAGACATTGAAACAGTAGGCACAGGCCCCGAAGCTTGCATTTTAACCATTGCCGCACAGGCATTTGATCCGTTTACTCGCGGGTATTACAATCAGCAGTATTATGCCAGAATTGATATTGAAAGCCAAGAAGGGCGTAATATTGAGCAAGGCACTATAGATTGGTGGGCCACTCAACCTACTGCGGCCCGAGAAGAAGCATTTGCCGAAGAAGGTAGGATTCCACTAAAACAATCGTTAGAAGAACTGGGCAAGCTTATTTGGCACAGCAAAAGAATATGGGCCAACGGTCCTACTTTTGACATGAATATTCTAGAGCATGCCTACAAGAGTTACAGTATTCCGTTGCCCTGGAAGTTTTATGTTGTTCGTGATGCTAGAACAGTTTACGGATTGTGCCCTGGACTTGACAAATATCCAGCCAGTCACCATGCTCTTGAAGATTGTCGCAGACAAATTGACCTGTTACACGACAGTCTGGAACTACTTAAAATTAAAGAATTAGTATGAAAAAAATATTGGTATCAGGTTGTAGTTATACAGTTAGACAACATTGGCCTGAACATTTATTTCAAGGGTGCTCAGTTACAAACAGGGCCCGCGGCGGCGCAGGCAATGACTTTATTGGATTTAGCATATTTGACGATATACGAACTAACGGTAAACCAGATTTTGTCTTTATTCTGTGGTCAGGAATTCGTCGCAGAGAAGCATACTTTCCAAAAGAAACCAAGGACTTGGTATTTAAAGATGCCCTAGTTGGCCCAACACAGGATGGTATTGCAGTTTTTTCTGGAGGGAATTTTTTTAAATATAAAGGCAATGTTGCACCTTCGTATCATCCTGAAGTTGATAAGTTTTTTAAACTACAGTATCTTAGTACCAACGAAAATTTTTTAGTAGAACAATCGACACAAAAAATTTTAGCCTGTCATTCATTTTTAGAGTCACAAAAAATTGACTATAGATTTAGTTTTATATACAATATCTTTAGTAACGATTTTGATTGGGCTCCTGCACTAGGATCAGCTGTGTCTAAATCAGATGGTTATTTGAGCTTTTTAGACTGGAACAAGTACATTAATATTACACCGTTTGAGTACGGAATTAAAAATGATTTAATTTCTAGTGACAATATGCACTTAACTCATCCCGGCATGAACTCTTGGGCAGATGAAATTTCCGCTCACTTACCTAAATTTTAATAAGGATTATTCAATGATTATTGGCGTTTGCGGATTCATTGGCAGTGGTAAAGATACCATTGCTGACTATCTGGTTAATATACATGAATTTAGACGAGAAAGCTTTGCTAACACATTGAAAGATGCGGTGGCAAGTGTATTTGGATGGGACAGAACCATGCTTGAAGGCCGTACAAAACAAGCTCGTGAATGGCGTGAACAAGTAGATCCTTGGTGGGCCGCCCGCTTGGGTGTTCCGGAACTAACCCCAAGATTAATGCTTCAATTTTGGGGTACAGAAGTATGCCGCAGAGGATTTCACGACGATATTTGGATTGCTAGCTTAGAAAATAAACTAAGATCTAGCAAAGATGATGTAGTGATCAGCGATTGTCGTTTTTCCAATGAAATTCTTGCAATTAAAGCGCAAGGTGGAATTGTTGTACGGGTTGTTCGTGGGCCAGAACCCGACTGGTATGAGCATGCATTAAACGCAAACAAAGGTGATCATAATATGGGATGGGCGTTGGGCAAAAAACGCTTGGAAGATTTAAAAATACATGCCAGTGAAACAGCCTGGGTAGGCACAGAGTTTGATGCTGTAGTTGATAATAACGGAACCATGGATCACTTGTACCAACAAATCAATGATCTGGTTCAAGGTCTCCGGGCTTCCATGGAAGATCAAGGCGGTTAATTTCAGCAATACAATTAAGACAAATAGTTTTTAAGTTTCTTAATTCTGAATTGTTTAAGTTGCCATCAACATGATATACTAGCAATTGACTAGGATGTCTAGCCTTAAAGCCGCACCTATCACATGCGGCTTTTTTCTTATAACCTGCTAGTTGCCATCTTGGTTTTTGTGGCGTAAGTTTTTTTCCACGACGTATGCAAGTGTTACATCGTTTACGATAGTAAATTTTATTGTTGTGATAACCGTTTACAGCGGAAAAGTTCTTTTTACATACTTCACATAGTGGTCTCATACTGGTATTTATGGAACGAACCTTAATTAAGGTACCCGTAACCACCTAAGTTTTGCCTTATTCGGTAAATATTGATAACCATTTTAAAAGGATGAAATTATGGCACTAGTATCCCCAGGCGTACAAGTCACAATTATTGACGAGTCTAACTATATACCTGCCGCAACAAATTCGGTACCGTATATTCTTCTTGCTACTGCACAGAACAAAGTTTCGGGAACCGGAACTGGTGTGGCGGCAGGAACATTAAAAGTTAACGCAGGTAAAGTGTATTTAATCACTAGCCAGCGTGATCTTGCCGCAACATTCGGCAATCCGTTCTTCTACAAAACCACAGCTGGAACACCAATCAATGGTTACGAACTCAACGAGTACGGCTTGCTTGCCGCACACTCAGTGTTGGGTATTAGTAATCGTGCTTATGTTCAACGTGCTGATGTTGACCTATCGGCATTAACTGCTAGTTTAGTTCGCCCAACCGGCGCACCAACTAATGGCACATACTGGCTAGATACAACGTCAAGTATTTGGGGTATCCTACAATGGAATCAAACTACTGGTGCGTTTAGTTCACAAACACCAATGGTGATCACAGACACAGCTGATTTAACTATGGGCGTGCCTAAGGCCAGTATTGGATCAATTGGCGACTACGCTGTAGTTGCAACAAATACCAAGAATCCGGTTTACTACAAGTCAACTGATAATGCATGGTATCTAGTTGGATCTGATGACTGGAAACAACAGTGGCCAACTGTACAAGGAACAAATTCAATTACAACTACGTTGTTAGCAACACAGGTAATTGTCATTAACGGAGCTGCCGTATCAACAAGATCATCGCCAAACAATACGTTGGCAAACTTAGTAACTGATATCAATGCCGCTACAATTCCTGGTGTAGTTGCTTCTATTGACAGCAGTAACCGTTTAGTATTATCTGCTAATTCAAGCGCAGAAAGCGATGGATCATCAGCTGACGGCGGCATTATTAATATTGATCAGGACAGTAGTTTGTCATTGCTAGGACAGTTGGGTATTCCACCTCAAATTTACTATGCTCCAGCACTACAACAAAGCCCTAACTATACTGTTCCACGTTGGAGATTGTCTGACAGTCAGCCACGCCCAACTGGTTCAATCTGGAATATGGTAACTGCTGTAAATGCAGGCGCAAGTATCACGGTCAAGGAATACAGTACTGTATTAGCTAGCTTTGTTACAAAAACTGCCCCAATCTACCAAGATGATGCAGCCGCTAACAAAGGATTAGATCCTTCAGGTGGTGGTAAAAACATTACTGCTGGTACTGTTTATGTACAGTACAACGTGGCGCCCGAACTACCAAACAACAATAACACATTTACTCTACAAATTTTTGAGAGATTATCTACTGGTGCTACCACTATCACTGGCGATACTACTACCCCAACATTTACAAACAGTAGCACATTTACTATTTCAGCCAGCGCACCAAATAGTAGCACAATGAGCACTCCAGTTGAAGTAACAGTTGGTGGAACTACATCGGCTGCATTTGTTGCCGCAGTTTCCAGTGGAAATGTTCCTTATGTTTCAGCAAATGTAAACTCAGACGGATCAATTTCTATGGTCCATAGTCGCGGTGGTGTAATTGAACTACTGAGCACAACCAATGATCCAGTCGGGGATGCTGGTATTAATACAATGGTAACTGGAGTTCGTTACTCAAACGCAGACGATGTTACTAGTGCATTAGTTCTTTCAAACTGGGTAGCATTAGAGTATACAGCTAGTGCAAGCGCACCAGATCAAGATCCTGCAAATGGACGCTTATGGTACTATTCATCAGCTACACAAGCTGACATCATGATTCAAGATGGTAATGGCTGGGCAGGTTACAGAACAGTTGACAATGATGTTCGTGGTTACGACCTAACTGTAACCGACCCCAACGGTCCAATTATCAGCGCATCACAGCCAACCACACAAACAGATGGTACACCATTGGTACACGGCGATTTGTGGATTGACACCGCTGATTTAGAAAATTATCCTTTGATTTATCGTTACGAAGACGTCAGCGGTGCTGACACATGGGTTGCTATTAATAACACTGACCAGACTAGTCAAAACGGTGTATTGTTTGCTGATGCACGTTGGGCACCAAATGGAACAACTAATCCTATTTCTGATGCATATCCAACAATTACAAGTTTGTTGAGCAGTGATTATCTAGACCTAGATGCGCCAGAAGCAGATTTATATCCAGCTGGTATGTTGTTATGGAATACTCGTCGCAGTGGATACAATGTTAAAGAATTTAGCGTCGGCTACTTTAACCCACAAGACTTTAGTGTTGATCCATATTCATCATTGACTGCTTATGTTGTTGGAAATAAAACTCTGTACAACGGTGTAATTTATGTTTGTATTGATAACAGTACAGGTAACACACCAACTGACAGCGACTACTGGGCAGTACTTGAGACTAATACCTGGGTAACAGCTAGCGGTAACAAGAGTGATGGTAGCCCATTCATGGGACGTAAAGCACAACGTGAAATTATTGTTGCCGCACTGAAATCAGCAATTGACACACAAGACACACTACGTGAAGAGCAACAACAATTTAACTTGGTTGCTTGCCCACAGTATCCTGAGTTGATGATTAACATGGTAGCACTAAACAACGAGCGTAATAATACTGCGTTTGTAATTGGAGATACACCATTGCGTCTTGGACCAGATGGTAACAGTTTAGTTGACTGGGCTACAAACAAAGGCGGATTAGGCATCGGTGGAGAAGATGGTATTACTAC